ATATCACAGCATGTTCACCAAAAGCAGTTTCTGATGTCCACGGAATCATGAAATCATTCACACCATCCTGCTCACCAGCGTCTGATCTTGCACGGGCCATGGCCACAGACAATCTATACGAAGCATAAGGATCGCTGCCATTCACACCAGGCAGCACATAGGTATATCTCAAGGGCTCGGCTATTTCTGCCGGCAAGTGTGCTAGGTCTTCGGTGATGAATTCTCTGGCTCTCATCGACGAATTCCTTCTTTTACAGGTTCTTGTTCAATTTGACAACATTCTAAAGGAATTTTACCTGTTGTTCGGGTGGGTATTATCTGATCAGGGTAATTCAAACTACAAAGTTTTTGGCGGTATGTTTCTGCCAAGTCCATGCTGGGTATACCACTTTTAATCACAGCACTTCCTGTTTGACCAATCTGATCTACTATGAGATCTTGAGGAACACGAATCTCATGACCGTAATCTGTTTTAGGATAGTCTCGAGGAAATACATCTGGCAAAGCATGCCAAACAGTTTCGGAGTTCATATTTCCGGGCTTGTTTCCAAACTTTCCTTGAAGGATTAGTTTAAAACTTTTTTTCGGAGGATTATCAGTGGCAGTATCAGTAGATGCCAGTTTGCCCAATCCCAATCCTGCACCCAGTCCACCTATCGCAGGTAATACCCGCTTGATACCTTGCTGGATTGCAGGAAGAACATAAGGAGCAGCCGCTTTGCCTAGAGGTGCTAGTTGTTCTCTTATGAATTCTCTTGCTCTCATCGGGGATAACCTTTGAATGCCTTTACCGGGCTCACTGTGCTGGTGCTGGGTATTTCTTGACTGCGGAGATCACCGTGGTTGAGATCCTGTACTTCTGACCCAATGGCTTTGTATGCCATTTTCAACATGTTGTGTTCTTCTTCGGTGTAAGGTGCCGAAATGTTGTAGCGGCCGGCCCAGGATTCACCATCTATGTCAGGAACAAAAGTTCCGTCGGTGCTGGCTGCTGCCATCATGATACGATTTAGTTCATACACTCGATCGGCTCGATTAGGATCAACAAATTTGTGTAGTCCCACTGTAGCATAACTTTTTGTTTTGCTAAGCCGGCCTACTGCTTGTCCTTCAGCGATGAACTCACTGGCTCGCATGTTAGATGCCGTTTGAGCCTGCTGTAGCAGATGTTGCTGTGCCCAATGCTGTGGCAGTGAATGCAGATCCTGTGAGGATGTTCAAGTAGTTGCCTGCACCAACATAGTATTGTTGCACAGTATTACCAGGAACTTGGATAGCATTGGCATACAAGTTGCCAGTGGGTGTGGTCATTGTGGCATTTGCAGGAACGCCATTGGCCTGTGTATAGGTCAACTGCACTACTGAAACTTGAAATGTAACATTAGACAGTGTTGTGGCAATTTCCACCTTGTCTGTGGTCCAGGCCACATTGCTTACCGCGTTCACAACTTGAATAGCCATTATTTATTATCCTTATTTAGATCTGCCACTGCCACAGGGCGGAACAGATTTGTGGTCTGACTCAGCACGCCGGGAATCATCACAGGTTGATTACGCACCTCTTGTGGTGTAGGTGCAGGCGGATGTCGTTCCGACAACCGTGCCATGGTCTCTGCGTAGGTCTGAAATTGATTGCTCATGTTATTACCTAAGTCCAGCGATTTCCATCATGCGACGCAGTTCATGATCACCGTTGTAACCCATGCGATCATCTTGGCCGGCGATCACTGGAACAGTAGTTTGTCCAGGTTTAGGTCCGTCTATTCCACCGCTGTACATTCCAGCATTGTCTGTACCTTCTTGGTTTGTAGGCCAGTCTGGATGATTTTTTGTTTCGTCGGTGTCGCCATAGGCTTCGTCCACATCAAGTTTAGGAAACATTTTGTTTGAAGATTTTGGTGGAATCACTACGGTGATTCGTCCGTCTTTTTTAGGTTTCCACTCCCAACCACCTTCGTCAGATTTTGTCACATCGACTTGGTCATCATTAGAAACGGTCATGTCATAAGGTAATTTAGGTGGTTGTTCTTCTGCACCCCAACGATCTTCATCCATTTCTTCACTGTCACATCCACATGAACTAGATCCGCATGATGGGCAAGCTTCTTCATCACCCATGGTTTGGATGGCAAGCATTTGTGAATCGTCGCCAGTCATGTCATGGATGTGATCATCATCGTGGCCCATGCCTGCCATCTTCAGCAGGTCGGCCAGCATTGTTGCGTCTTCATCTGTGGCTGTGACTGTGAGACTTTTTTTTGGACCACCATGCTCGTCGTTGTTCATGCTCATGTTGATGTTCATGCTTTCGGAGATCATGTTTTCCAACTGACGATTCAAACTATCGTAGATGCCTTTGCCGTAGTTGTGACCACCGCTGGATTTGGGTGCAGCACCACCAGTTGCTACACTACCAGAACTAGTGGTTTCATCTACTTCTTTTTTCTTCTTGTCTTTCTTCTCGTCGTATTCAATGTCCTTGGTCACTTTCTTGCCGGCTCGTTCAGCCCGGCTATCTTCGCTACCACGGCGCTTGCCATGAATACCATCTTTTTCTCTTTCATCGTATTCGATGTCCTTGGCTACACGACGTCCGGCTCGTTCAGCACGGTTGTCACGCTTGCTGGTTCGCTCTTCGTCCATTTCCTGGTCGTCGCTGCCCATGCCCTTGCTTTTTTGATTCTGCATGTAGTCATCCACAGCAGTCATCATGCCTTCGATCTTGGCCAACTTGGCTTGCACCCATTCTGGCAGATTATCCTCGTCACCTAGTATCTTTTCCAAGGCCTGTGCATGACGCACCACGGTCTTGATATCGTCCTTGGCCATTTCACCTTCGCGATCGTATTCACCGGAATCTTGTGGTTGGATCATGTCTTCGGGCATGTCGCCTTCGTCAGTCATCAACTTGCTTGTGCCTCGATTGATCTTGGCACCAATCTTCTTGCCCATGCCTGCGCCAACCTTGCGGCGGCCCACTGCACCTGTTGGTTCATCATCGGCACCTGCATCGTGACCAGCACCGCTGTAGTTGCCTTTCACTGGACGATGGATTGTGCTGCCCGGCTTGGAGGTATCGATCTCACCACCGCTGCTGCTTCTGCGGCGAGTAGGCGTGTCGTCAAAGTCACCTGCTTTGAACGGTTCGTGCAGTTTAGACCAATCTGATGCTTCTTCCATGTCACGATTACGGCCACGCACAGCTTTTTTCATTGCCGAGGCCGCCACATCGCCTAGCATTTCGTCAACTTCTTTTTTGGCACCAACAATCTTGTCAGCGAAACTGATCTTGTCAAAAGGTTTTGCCAAAGCAGCAAATTTCTTTTGCTTGGGTGTCATTGGCACGCCACCTTCTTTCACAGGTTCGTCAATGGCCTGTGGAGGATACATTGCTGTATTCTTTGGTGGCATAGCTTTTTTGTCCGCTGGTTGCCCAGATGGTTTCGGAAATTTGTCAGTTATTACTCCAGGATCTGATGGAAACCGTGGTGCTGTAAGTTTGTCACGTATTTTGTCAGCCATTGATTTTTTAGGTGGCACAGGAGCACTGGCCTTGCGCTGAGGAGCGTTTACAGTCTTAACTTCGGGTTTGTATGATGCCACATCTTGTGGAGTTGCATCGGTCTCTTGTATTTTCCTGCCGTTGAGATGATGTCGTACTTTATGAAGCATATCTAACTCATGTTCAACTCGTGAAGGTTGATCTCCACCAAATCCTTGTGCCATGTTATAAAGTTGGTCATCTGTTGCATTTTTTATTCGGCCATGCATATTCGGTGAATACTTTGCCAACAATGATTTTGCATCGTGTGTTTTTCTGCCATTGAGATGATGTCGTACTTTATGAAGCATATCTAACTCATGTTCAACTCGTGAAGGTTGATCTCCACCAAATCCTTGTGCCATGTCGTAAAGTTGGTCATCTGTTGCATTTTTTATTCGGCCATGCATGTCTGGTGAATACTTTGCTAACAATGATTCTGCATCACTGTCTTCTTTTACTGGATATGTTTTGCGATGCATTACTTTATCAAAGCGATCCTGCACCCCTTTAACTCTACGAGCACCTGCTCCTTCTGGTCCAGACAGATGATGTCGTACTTTATGAAGCATATTTAACTCGTGATCAACTCGTGAATGTTGATCGCCACCAAACCCCTGTGCCATGCTGTAAAGTTCATCATCTGTTGCGTTTTTTATTCGACCATGCATATCTGGTGAATACTTTGCCAACAATGATTCTGCATCACCTTCTTCTCTCAGTCCCTTCTTGGCACTACGAGCAGCAGACTTCATTGGCTCTTTGCGATTGCCATCCTTGTCAAGATCCAAGAAGTCTGGCTTGCCGCCTTCTTTCATTGTGGCTTTCCAAGGCTTGAGTTGACCTTGATCAATGCTTTCTTCTGTGGGGTGACGCAGTTTGTTCAATACAGCACCGGCCACACGCTTGCCGGCTTCTGCGCTGCCATAACGCTTGCCAGCATCAGCAGCGATCTTGCTGAAGTTCTTGCCTGGCTTGCCGATGTCTTTGCCGGCAGCGGCTTTCTTGGCCGAATAGTCAGCGGCCGCTTCCATCAACTTGTTGGGTGCAGGCTTTGCTGGTGTGGCTTGGGCGTCTTCAGCAAGTTGTTGCTTCTTGGCCAAGTCGGCCATCTTTTTGTTTAAGTCGTAGAAAAAATAATCGCTCATGGTTTATCCTCTTGGTGTTGCGAAAGTAGCAGGCTTAGGCGTGCGTTTGATATCAGTCATTGGACTCTTGTTGTCCTGTTTGATATCATTGGTGGTTTTTGCTGGAGGTGTTTTGCCGCCGGCTACTGTGAAATCTGAACGATATGCATTCTGCAATACCGAATGCTGATAAGGATTACCGGAATAATCTTTCTTCAATGCTTGCTGTTCAGCATCAGGTGCAGGATAATCGGTGTCAGCAATTAGATCTTTGTTCTGTGCTTTGATGTCTGTGATCTCTTTGTCAATGCTATCTGAATATGATTGTGTTAATAGTCGGATCCTGTTGGGACTGAAGCCTAACAGTTGAGCTAGTTGTTGTATCTGTGGTTCGATGGCTGGATAACGGAAACTCACATCCACACTAGTGACCATGTCATTTTCTTCGTTAGGAAAGTCTTTTAACAGTTTCTGTACCGGTGTGGTCTTTTTGCCCGACATCTTGACTATGTCAAACTGCTCAAGTTTTTGTTCCAAATCCTTGATAAAGGTTGGAGGCACATCGCCCAGGATCTTGATCCTGTAGTCGTATGTACGTTCCGATTCTGCGAGATAGTGGTGAAATTTTTTCATATCAGAGTCCTATGTGATATTTATACTTTTTTGGCATTTGTCTTTCTATCGCCTAACAATCTATCCAACAATTCATTACGATCCAACACATGGCCTTGGCCCTGCTGTGGTGTGTCTCGATCCGAATCAGCTAGTTTGGCATCCAGATTTGCTTTTTTCAACTGCAAATCAATCATTTTTAACTTCTTGGTCAATTTAGACTGCTTGGCTGTGAGTGCATGACCTAGCATGGTGCCGGCTACTGAGAATATCTCAGCAGCAAATCTTGAATCCACATTCATACCTAGATCCATGAGATCCTTGTAACTGTTTCTGGCTAGATCAGCCAGTTCGTCCATTTCGGTATCTGAAGATGATAAGTCACGCACACCCGGCAAAGCGGCATCAATCTTGTCAATGGTTTCATCGATTTCAGCCATCACTGACTGGGTTTGTTCAGGGGTGTATACCAGATCCTCTTCGGGATCTCCAGAGGGCGGTAAGTCGAATAATTCTTCAAGTTTGCGGGTCATGCCATATTTACCGGATGCGTCAACCCGGCTTATGGAACATGTCGTCTTCAGTTATGACTCGGAAATGTATGCCTGCTCGTTTGCACCAGGCCTGCGCTGCTGCCCATTTGGCATAGTTCACAGCAACCACAGCACGATCTTTGCTGTTCATCTTGCTTTCGATTATGCTTTGTTTTTTGGGTTTGATCTCTATCATTTCGGCACGCTGCACATTGCCCTTGGTGCGATATGTGATAAAGAAGTCCGGCACATACATAGAGTTCTTGCCGGTGATGGGATTTCGGTAAGGTATGGCTATGCTCTCACTAGCCCATTGTATCACTGCATCGTTTTTGTCGCAGAAACGCATAAATGAATGTTCCCATCCTGACCTGTACCTAGGTTTGTTTTTGCCCACATACTTGCCCGGATTGGTAATAGCATACTCGCCATTGGCCCAACGGCTCATGCCAACACATTCCTTGCAGTGTAATAGTTAGGTGTTACATTCACTCCAAATCCTAGCAATGTACTACCACTTCTCATGTTGTTGAGATAATAGGCCAAAGTCTGTGTGACTACAACACTATCTTGTCCTTCAATACTTTGCAGTATATCGAGAACAGGAGTCCGAGTTTCTTCGGCTATCCTAAATAATGATACTGTAAAATTACCTGCAGATTGATCAGTGGTAAACACCGACCTCATGTAACTGAATACCACATCATATTCTTCGGCATTTACAAATGTTTCGTAGTTGTAGAATGTATCAAAAATTCTAACACTGAGATCTACATTGGTGTTTAATGCGTTAACTGTATTACCCATGTCACTGTCCTTGTGTAGTATTAGTAGTATCTACTTTGACCGGTGAGCGAGGAAACACTGCATTTAATCCACCATTGCTGCGAACTGCGCCCGGAATACTGTTTCTAAGCACACCTTTAAGTGCAGCATTGGCCTCTTCATTTACTGATGCTCTGAAATCTTTGCCTCTCCAGGTATTGTATGCAGTCCCGGCTTTTTGTATAGCACCAATCACGCCAAGTGGTCCACCACTTTGCAAGTCTTCCACGATACCGATACCGGCATCTAGTAAACCACCTTGGCCCAACACAGTTTGTGTGCTGCCAGGTCTTGCTAGGCTAGAGCGTATGTTGTCATAGTATGCAGGATTAGCAAATCCAACCACATTGGTATCTGGACGCACTCCGCCAATAGCACCTTCATAGTATTTCACTGTTTCGTATTCTATAGTCATGCTGTTCTGCATGATTCCGGCACCTTGAGCATAATCATAGCTATCATGATCCCAACTTTTGATCAAGGGATTGATCAACACATAGCTGACCCATTTGTGTTGACTCAATCCATAAATTGTGATATCTCGGAAAAAAGCAGGTTTACCAGTCACTGTGTTGCCACTGTCGCTGTATGCCTCTCCTACATATCCCCAATCGTTCACCGGTCTATCATTGGCATAGATATCTCTAGCATTGTACTCAAATCCTGCTTCGGACTGTAATTCTCCCATGCTACCATTGGTGGCCCTGGGTGACAGATAAGTTTGTGCTGGATCTTTATAGTAGTAGGCATAGTAGTTATACCACATGTTACGCACAAGATTTCCACTATCATCATGAAAGGTCACTGACAATGGCCCATAGTTGATCTTTTTTTGGATTATTCTTTTTCGATTGTATTGATTTAGAATTTCTGTTTCGATAGTGAACTTGGGTAATTGTATAGTCTTGACCAGGAGACCAATCTGAATCTTGTCCGGAGTGTCAAACGCATTATTTAAAAACGGAACACTGTCGGTGTTGATATTGAAATAAGAATGGAATAAGAACTTGTTGCGAGGAGCAAGTTCATATCCGTTGGTAAGAAAAGTCTTTGAAGCGTGGGCGTAGTCTTTAAGACCTTGCCCACCAAAAAACTCTTTCTCAAATTCCTGGCCCCAAGCCATTACAGATTATCCTGTGACTACGTCGTTGACTGTTCTAGCAATGACACTACCAACACCTTGACCATTAGGTACTTGATTAGCATTATCGTAACGAACGGTCAATGCAATCTTCATTGGTTCAGAAGTATTGTATGCAGCATTACCATAGTCAGCACTCTTAAGATAACAACCATACAATTCCCATGTTTCTAACACAGTGGGTTCAGCGGCGCCATTGCCACCATCTAGCACTTCAAATCTTGTGGTAAACTTGTAATCGATACCGGAAGCAGCTGACGCCATTTCCAAGAAATCCATCTGTTTCTGTAGTTGTTCGCCAACTAATCGGCTAACTGCACCCGAGGCGTCATCACGCAGATTGCATGTGACATCGGCCCAGTGGTATTTGCCAGCCAGTTTGAGTTCACTGTTGTAGATTGGAATAGTGATATCATCAAAACTAGCGGTAGGGCGTTTGAAGTCAATCACTTGTTTGGTAAGTTCTGTTCGGGGTGTGCTCACTCCGAAGTTTTCAAATATCACTCGGAAGCGATAGCTGAGTTTGGGCATGAGCAAGCCTTGGTTGCTCGCGCTTTGATCGCTTGCCAAGGGCACTGTCATTCTTGTTAATGATGCAACGGCCATATTTGTAATCTCCTATGCATTTATTTACCTCGATTGAGGCCAAAAAAAATGGGGTGTTTCCACCCCATTTTCTGTTCTAGCGGTACCGTTAGATACTGGTTTGTGTGGCGCTTTGTGAGTTAGCAATAGCACCTGTGTTCTGGAGACGCAATGGAATATAGATGAATTCCACAGCCTTCACTGGTTCGATAGCGATGTCAACCCACAACTCGTTGGCATCAATTCTAGCAGGTGTGTTGTTTGAATCATCACACACTACCAAGAAGTCATAGATACCACGCTTGGCCACAAGATCGATACACAGTCCATTTATAGCATTGCTGATTTCATTTCTAGTGATCTGATCATTGGGTTCGAACAAGTATTGCTTACCAATTTCTTCCAATCTACCACGCATGAACGCAACCAATCGTGCCACATTGATACGATCCAGTGCCGACGTTTGCCCATATATGGTTTTGTTACCAAAGTTTGTAATACCCACACCTGGAATAAATGTAATTGGATTGATTTTGTTCAAATATTCAATATCACGCAGACCTTGATTGTTACCAATGGTCACAAACTCACCTGTTGTGGCATTGATGTAACCAATTCTAGCAGCATTGTCGATCACACCGCGGCGTGTACCAGCAGGTGCCAACCATGGATAACTCACTGAGTCACTACGGATTATGGTGCGAACCATCATGTGACTAGGTGCAGTAACAACAGCACTGCCGCCAAGATCTGTAGTTTGGCAACTTGGATAGAATACAGCAGCATATGCTGAACTAGTGGCTAGTCCATCACCTGCAAATGTGCCCAATCCGTTATTGTCTGTAGCCCAGGCCACAATATCAGTGCCATTTGGTCCTAAACGCATCGGAGTGTCACCTACCACAAAAGCAGTATTATTGCGTTCGTTGCTGAGTGCGATCATGTTAGGAATCAATTCAGGATATGCAGTACAGGCCATGAGATTGAACTGTGCCTGTTCTTCACGAACTGTGATGCTGGTGTCGATCCCTGATTTCAATGCAGCAACAATCAATGCACGTTGAGCAAAACGGCCCATGTTTGGTGATCCATCGGCTCTATTGCCAGACGCAGTGACCCACGAGTTGGTTTCTAACAAATCCCAATATGAAGTCTGTGTTGCAGGATTTTGATTTGTGCCGGCTTGGATAGCCACATACAGCACAGCATTGTACAACACTTGATCTCCAACAGCATAGGTAGTGCCACTCGACCATGTAGAATAGCTGAAATCAGCAGCATTGAAATAATCAACTTGGAAGCTCTTCACATTAAATCCTGAACGACGTGTGTTGAACAACAACATGCCTGCTGGATATAGTGTGTAATCAGGTGCATCCACATCCAAGTAATCGCTGGTGAGCAGTGATGTGATGCTTGGTAGATCGCCTGTGATAGGATTAACAGTACCTGTAGTGCTCCAACGAGCATCAGCAAACAATACGCCATTTGAACTTTGTTGATCTGTGTTGTCAATCAATACCCATTGATTCACTCCATCCACTTGTTGCCAACGCTTGATCACTGGGTAGATTTCAAGATCACTGGTGTCGATCCAGATATCGCCATATACCAATGCAGTTCCATCAGTTTGGGTAGTGGGTGCTGTGGCAGAAATGATTGGGCCAGTAGGATTGGTGTTAGACAGGTTGTAACCACGAGTATCGTTGGTTTCATTTTGATATCCTACCCATCCTGAACCGCCCTGGATCATGATGTCCACTTGACTGGTAGTTGAATAGTACCAATATCTGCCATCAGCAGGATCCTGATCGGGTGCCACAGCACTGGCTGTGTAAACCAATGGAATCCATCCACTCAGTTGTAGGAAAGCATCTTGATTATTGTCAACGATATTGCGGCAACCTGTGGTGCTGGTAGT